TGTTTGATAACCCGCCAGTAGAACAACTACAAGAAATATACGATCAATACTGTAAGTACAAACAGTTTGAAAGTGTAATGCCTTTATTTAACGAAGACTTGTGTGCACCGCATTGTGATATAGTTGGATACTACAGCAATAAAGAACTAGTTGCGTTTAGTCACTATTATTGGTATAATTCAGATAATGTAGAAGCAATACAGTTTGCTTGGAACTACAAAAACCCTAAGTTATTCTTAGGTCTAAAGAGCCTACGCCACGAATGTGCGTATTACAAGGCCAAAGGTGTTAAGTACATATATGTTGGATATGCAGACGAATACAAGAAGCAGATGAACGGCTTTGAAATTTGTCCTCCAAGATAATTGGTAAAATAACACTTGACAACACCCTAAAAATATAGTATAATACTACATAAACTAAGGAGAATCTTATGAGCGACAGAGTATATGGTGGCGACGAGAAGGCTAAACTAGAACGTTTGGTTAACGAAGGCGCTACAGTTATGAGAGAAATTGAAGATCTAAGCACAGGTCTTAAAGAAACTGTGAAAGCAGTAGCAGAAGAACTTGACATTAAGCCAAGTTTAATTAACAAAGCAATTAAAGTTGCCCATAAAGGTGATTGGGAAAAGGTTGCTGACGAGTTTGACGATTTAGAAACACTAGTTGTCACTGTAGGGAAAGACAAGCCGTAATGCAAAAAGTAAAAGATTTTTGGATCAATAGTTATAAAAGCGACAAGATTGCTTTTGGATTCGAACTAATAAGTTTCGTATTTACAGTTATGGCAAGTTTGACTTTGGCATTTAATGCTAAAGATCCAAACATGCTAATTATATATCCGTTCTTTTTTGTAGGATCGGTTACACAATGCTACGCGGCTGTACGCAGAGGCGCGGCATGGGTTATGTTACTAACAGGATACTTTGCTGTTATTAACACATTTGGATATGGAGTGGCCGCAGGATGGTGGTAAAACCCTATCAATGGCTAGCATGGGTGGCTACAGTATGTTTACTGACAGCCGCTACACTGGCCGCATTTAATGTTTACCCTTTGTACATTTGGGCATTCATTATTAGTAATAGTCTATGGATACTTGTTGGTGTCCTATGGAAAGAAAAAAGTTTAATTGTTATGAACGCAGGATTAACCGTAATTTACGTTGCGGGCTTGTTGTTCTAATAAATAATAGTAACGCCAAAGGCAATTGCCAGGCATGTAGAAGGTTAAGTTGGCCATAAGCAACGTAGGAAAAAATGAAGTTAAGTTGTAGTACACTATACATATCTCAGCCGACCGCCATAAGACATGGCCCGCTTGGCTTTACTAAACAAACCACAAAACCTATTATTGATTATTTCCTTAAATTAAAAGAGGAAGAACAATATACTGTTGAGTCATGGAAGACTAACCACGAAATACATCTTGATCACGATATAATTAGTCCTTTACTAGACAAAATACATTTATGGTATTGCCATAATATTGTACGTCCAAGGGGTCCTAAGTTTATAACTGATCAAGTTTGGCATGAAACTAGTCAATTAAACATTGATGCAGAAGTATGGTTCCAAGAGAGCTTACCCGGACAAGGTTGTCCACAACACGAACACGGTACACTAAGTCGTTACAGTTGGGTTTACTACTTAGATGTAGGCGAAAGTAACAATCCACTTACGTTTGTTGAAATGCAGGAGTCCAAAAACGAAATCTTTCCGGTTGACGAAGTCAACTTACCAGTGTATAATGATATGGTAGTCATGTTTCCTAGTACCATACATCATAAAGTATATCCTGTAAACACAACAAGATATGTTTTAGCAGGAAACATTAATGACATTACTTACAGGGAGAATTAATTGAGTTACGTAGACGCATTATTTGATAGAGACAGTGACATTGTACGTGTTGTAGAACGTAAAGACGGCAAAAGAAAGTTTACTGAATATCCAATCAAGTATACATTTTATTATGAAGATCAAAGAGGTAAATTTAAAAGCATCTACGGCGATCCAATTAGTAGAATTGTGTGTAAGAACACAAAGGAGTTTCGTAAAGAACTTGCTATTAACAAAGGCAAGAAGATGTTTGAAAGCGATATTAATCCTATATTCCAATGTTTGAGTGAAAACTATCTCAATCAAGATGCTCCTAAACTAAACATTGCATTCTTTGATATTGAGACTGACTTTGATCCAGAGCGTGGCTTTGCTGATCCTGCAGATCCGTTTATGCCTATTACAAGTATCTCTGTATACTTACAGTGGATGGAAACAATGATCTGTATTGCTGTGCCGCCTAAGACACTTACTATGGAGCAGGCTAAAAAAGAAATTGAAGGCATTGATAATGTAATGCTAGTTGAAAAAGAAAGTGAAATGATTGACACTTTCTTAACGCTGATTGAAGACGCTGATATTTTATCAGGTTGGAACAGTGAAGGTTATGATATTCCGTATACTGTAAACAGAACTGCCCGTGTACTAAGCAAGGATGATACACGTAGATTCTGCTTGTGGGGTCAACTTCCTAAGAAACGTGAATATGAAAAGTATGGTAAATCAGCTGTTACCTTTGACCTAATAGGCAGAGTGCATTTAGATAGTTTGGAATTATATCGTAAATATACATATGAAGAAAGACACACATATAGACTTGATGCCATTGGCGAAATCGAAGTTGGTGAGAACAAGGTCCCTTATGAAGGCACTTTGGACCAGTTGTACAACAATGACTTTAGAAAGTTCATCGAATACAACATACAAGATACCGCACTACTGGACAAGCTGGACAAAAAACTAAGATTTATTGATCTAAGTAACGAACTTGCACATGCAAACACTGTTTTGCTACAGACCACTATGGGTGCTGTCGCAGTTACAGAACAAGCGATTGTTAATGAAGCACACAGACGTGGTATGCAAGTACCTAATCGTCCGCACCGTGATGAAGAAAACACACAAGCGGCAGGTGCTTATGTTGCATTTCCAAAAAAAGGCTTGCACAAATGGATTGCTAGTATGGACTTGAACAGTCTGTATCCTAGTGTTATTCGTGCATTGAATATGGATCCAGCAACAGTTGTTGGACAACTACGTCCAGACGTTTCAGATGCTCGTGTAAAAGAAGATATGGGTCTTAAGAAGAAAAGTTTCGCAGGCAGTTGGGAAGGACGTTTTGCTACAGAAGAATATGAAGCAGTTATGGAACAGAAACGTGATACTGCACTAACTGTTGACTGGGAGAACGGACAAAGTGATGTATTATCAGGTGCAGAGATTTATAAACTTGTATTTGATAGCAATCAACCTTGGATGCTTAGTGCAAACGGTACTATTTTTACAACAGAACACGAAGGTGTTATACCCGGACTACTAAAACGTTGGTATTCAGAACGTAAAGAACTACAAGCAATGTTAAAGAAGGCTAAGGATGCCGGCAATGCTACAGAGATTGAATACTGGGACAAGCGACAACTTGTTAAAAAGATTAACTTGAACAGTTTGTATGGTGCTATTCTTAATCCTGGTTGTAGATTCTTTGACAAACGTATTGGACAGTCAACAACACTGTCAGGTCGTACTATTGTTAAGCATATGAGTGCAGAAGCAAACAAAGTTATTACAGGTACATATGATCACGTAGGTGATGCTGTTATATATGGTGATACAGACTCTGTTTACTTTAGTGCTTACCCAATGCTTAAAGAAGGTATTGATAAAGGAGACATTCCTTGGAGTACTGAGAACGCTATCAAACTTTATGATCAAGTAAGTGATGCTGTTGACAGTACATTTATAGATTTTATGCTACAAGCATTCCATTGTCCAAAGAGTCGTGCAGACGTTATTGCCGCAGGTAGAGAAATTGTTGCAAAAAGCGGATTGTATATTACTAAGAAGCGTTATGCGGCACTAGTAATTGATAACGAAGGCTTTAGAACAGATGAAGATGGTAAACCAGGCAAAGTAAAAGCAATGGGCTTAGACTTGCGTAGATCAGATACACCTGTGTTTATGCAGGAGTTCTTAAGTGAGCTATTGCTTATGGTACTTACTGATGTTGAAGAAAGAAAAGTATTAGATCGTATTACACAATTTCGTAAGGAGTTTAAACTACGTCCAGGTTATGAAAAAGGTGCACCTAAACGTGCAAACAAAGTAGGACACTATCAACGTCTTGAAGAAAAGCAAGGTAAAGCAAACATGCCTGGGCATGTTAGAGCAAGTATTAATTGGAATACACTAAAACGTATGAATGGTGACAAGTACTCGCAAGAGATTGTTGACGGTATGAAAGTTATTGTATGCAAACTAAAACAAAATCCGCTAGGTTACACAAGTGTTGCATACCCTACAGATGAATTGCGTATTCCAGAATGGTTCAAAGAACTGCCATTTGATGGCGATGCTATGGAAGCAACTATTATTGATAACAAACTAGATAACCTAATTGGTGTTCTAAACTATGATTTAGAAGACACTAAACAGAACAATACGTTCAATAGTTTGTTTGACTTTGGAGGTGAATAATGCAACATACAATACAACAACTAATGGACAAGGTTAGTGCAATGCACGGAATGGCTGTTCAAGCACATAGAGAAAAATATAAAAAGGCACCAGGTGAGAAGTATGACGAACAGTTAGTTACTCATCTAGTAGAACAAATACAAGCAATGGCTGGAGATATCTTTAACGATAAAACTCCACATCCTAAATTGCAAGCAAAGAAGGAGGCTAAATGAAACTAACTTTAATTGGGTATGGCTTTGTAGGCAAGGCTGTGTACGAAGTACTCAAAGACTATCATGAAGTAAAGATTGTTGATCCTGAATATAACGATAATGTTATTGATAACGATAGCGACGGTTATGTTATTTGTGTTCCAACACCTGCTACAGTAACAGGAGCATGTAATATGACTATTGTTGAAACTGTAGTTAAAGCATGTCCAAGTGATAAACCTATTTTAATCAAAAGCACAATTAGTTTAGAAGGGTGGCGCAAAGATCTTAAGCCACAAAATAAAGAAATTACATTTAGCCCTGAGTTTTTAACTGCGGCCAATGCAAACGAAGACTTTAAAAATCAAACAACAATGTTATTTGGTGGAGGTAATGTAGAGTTTTGGAATGATGTGTTTATTTTATGTAAAGGATTCAATCCAATCTATGCTACGGTAGAAGAATTAATATTAACAAAATATTTACGCAATAGTTTTTTAGCAACCAAGGTTGCTTTCTTTAACGAAGTATTTGATCTATGCGAATCAGCAGGAATAGATTATAATCAAGTTAAAGCATTGGTAGGTGAGGACAAAAGAATTACACATAGTCATATGCAAGTTCCAGGTCCAGATGGCGACAAAGGTTTTGGAGGAGCATGCTTTCCAAAAGATACAGAAGCATTGCTGTATTCAGCAAATGTAATTGGCGCCACACTACCAATATTATCAACTGCTGTAACAAGCAATAAGAACAAAAGGAAAGAAACATGAAGATACTAATTACAGGGCATCTAGGTTTCATCGGATCAAGACTAAAAGAAAAGTTAGTTGTAGATGGACATGATGTTGTCGGTATAGATATTAAAGAAGGTACTAATATATTAACCTCAGAACTACCTAAGGTAGATTTTGTAATACACTTAGCAGGCATTGGCGGCGTAAGAGAAAGTCTTGCTGATCCTAAAAAGTATTGGGACACTAATGTAGAAGGAACAAAACGTATACTTGAGTTCTACGATAATGTTCGAGTATTAGTAGCAGGATCAAGTTCACAGTACGAACCACATCTTAATCCATATGCCGCAAGTAAGAATGTAATTGAAAACATTCCACACCCTAATGCATTGTTTATGAGATTTCATACAGTGTACAGCGAAAGTCCAAGAGCTAAAATGTTCTTTGATAAATTGCTTAACAATACATTAGAATACACAACAAATCATCTAAGAGATTTTATACATTTAGAAGATTTAACAGATGGTATTATGTTATTAATGGACAAAGACCTAACAGGTAATATTGACATTGGTACTGGAGAATGTGTAAGGATCCAGGACATAAGACCTGATTTGCCAGTAAAGTTAAATACTATTGGCGAAAGAACAAAAACACAGGCAAATACACATTTGATGGATAAGTTAGGCTTTAGACCTAAATATACAGTAGATGGATTTTTAAAAGAACAAGGCTTTAAGAAATGAGAATAGGCTTCACATGTAGTACATTTGATCTGCTCCACGCAGGTCATATACAAATGCTGAGAGATGCAAAAGAACAATGTGACTACTTGATTTGTGGCCTACAAATTGATCCAAGTCTTGATCGTCCAGAGAAAAATTCACCCGTACAAACTATAGTAGAAAGACATACACAACTTAGTGCTGTCAAGTACGTTGACGAAATAATCCCATATCAAACAGAAACTGACTTAGAAGACATTCTAAATATGCTTCATATTGATGTAAGGATTTTAGGTGAAGAATACAAAAATGGTAAGTTTACTGGTAGGGCTATATGTGCCAAACGAGGAATCGAACTGTTTTTTAACAAAAGAGAGCACCGTTTTTCGAGCAGTGATCTCCGAAATAGAGTAAAAAGTTGTTGACTTTATCAACAAAATGTCGTATAATAAAAGGAACATAGGAGAAGTATTATGAAAGATATTTTACAAGACGTAGTAGCAAAGACACATTCTTTAGGCTTTTTGAGCTTAGTGAAAGTAACAGGAGACGACAGTAGTACTACTGTTGAATCAATGGCAGAAGATCGCAGTGTAATTCTGTCAGCAAACACAAAAGAAAAGGTAGCTGAATTTGGCGCAAACATTTTTGGTATGCCTAACTTAGATAAACTTGCATTGCATTTAAAGAATCCAGAGTATCAAAAGAATAGCAAACTTACAATTACCGAACAAGATCGTAATGGTACAGTTATTCCAACTGGTATTCACTTTGAGAATGAAGCAGGTGATTTCCAAAACGATTTCCGTTTTATGTCAACAGAGATTATTAATGAAAAACTTAAAAGTGTTAAGTTTAAAGGTGCAACATGGGATGTATCATTTACTCCATCGTTAGCGGCAATTACTAGAATGAAATTGCAAAGTGCGGCACATTCAGAAGAAACAACTTTTACAATTAAAGTTGAAGAAACTAGTGGTGTTACTGATGTAATGTTTTACTTTGGTGATGCAAATACACACGCAGGTAAGTTTGTATTCCAAACAGGTGTTGAAGGTACATTAAAGCATGCATGGACATATCCTGTAGCACAAGTACAAGCAATCTTAAACTTGGACGGACAAGCAACAATGAGTCTAAGTGATCAAGGTGCAATGCAAATTACAGTTGATAGTGGTATGGGAACATACAATTACATTTTGCCAGCACAATCTAAGTAGGAGAAACAAGTTGAATACTGACTTAACAACAGCACAAAAAGACTATGCAATATTTCTTCCAGCTCTAAGTGGATTCTACGCAACATTTGTAGGTAAGCAAAGGCGTGAAGAATATGTTGAAGAAAGTCGTATTCCTTATCCTAGTATGGAAAGTATGAATTGGTTAAACAAAAAAGAAGGAATGTTTAACTATCATTGGACTCTGTACTCAGCAGGACATGCTGAATTAGATATCAATAAAGATGCTCCAAAAGAACTTATGGTTAGAGAACGTGATCGTGAGAACAGTTGGTTGTTAGGTGACTCAGGTGGCTTCCAAATTGGTAAAGGTGTTTGGGAAGGCGATTGGAAAGATCCTAATTGTCCTAAAGCACAAAAGAAACGTGAGCAAGTACTTGCGTGGATGGATGCTTATATGGACTATGGTATGATACTTGATATTCCGGCTTGGGTGGCACGTTCACCTGCTGGTGCAAAAGCAACAGGTATTAGTACATATCAAGAGGCTGTTAATGCTACACGTATTAACAACGACTACTTTATGAAACACAGAACAGGTGCTTGTAAGTTCTTAAATGTATTACAAGGTGAGAATCATGCTGATGCTGAAGATTGGTATCAACAGATGAAAGACTATTGTGATCCTGCAAAGTATGAGAATCACTTTAACGGATGGTCGATGGGTGGACAGAACATGTGTGATATACACTTAGTTCTTAAACGTATTGTAGCATTACGTTTTGATGGATTACTTGAACAAGGTAAACATGACTTTATGCACTTTCTAGGAACAAGCAAACTAGAATGGGCTACACTACTAACTGATATACAAAGAGCAGTACGTAAGTATCATAATCCAAACTTTACAATTACATTTGATTGTGCTTCTCCTTTCCTTGCTACAGCAAATGGACAAATTTACATTCAAACTGAAACTGAAGATAGAACTAAATGGGTCTACAGAATGGTTCCAAGTATTGATGAATTAAAGTACGCAACTGATACACGTAACTTTAGAGATGGTGTACTAGCAGATGGAATATTTAAAAACTTTACTGATAGTCCTTTGACTAAAAATATTAAAGTAAACGATGTTTGTATATATGCTCCTGGTGACACTAACAAAGTTGGTGGTCCTAAAATTTTAGCAGGAGAAATTGATAGAGACAAACATGGTAATCCTATACTAGACGAAGACGGTAATCAAATTATTCGTAAACGTGACTCAACTAGTTGGGATAGTTTTAGTTATGCTATACAAATGGGTCACAACGTATGGAGTCATGTTAATGCAGTACAAGAAGCAAACAGACAATACGACAATGGAAATGTTCCGGCAATGCTTGTGGAGGAACAATTCGACAGGCTATATTTTAAAGATGTTGTGGAAGCAATATTTGCAACTTCAAACAGAGACGAAGCAGAAGCAATCATAGAAGAATATAGTAAATTCTGGATGTCAATTATTGGCACTAGAGGAGCAGTAGGTAAAAAGACTGTAAATGCAAATACAGGCTTTTCAAATTTATTTACGGAGGTATAAAGATGGCGACAGGAAGAAAAAGTAAAAGTGCAAAAAAGTTACAAAATATGCACGACTACTTACACAACAAAGTTGAAGCAATAGAAAAAGAACGTGAAGGTGATAGATCATATAATCACAAATCACACCTTATTAATCTAAAAAAAGAAAAACTTGCAATAAAGGATCAGTTAGCAAAAGATGAATAGAGATTACGATGATGGCGTCAAAGATGACGTTGTATATTTTACAGGTTATGAAGTAGAGCATACACCAGTTCACAATGAACATACATTGTTTGTTGTAGGACCACAAGATGTTGATGACGTGATTGAAAGAGCAAAAGCGGAATCAGTCGAACACATTTACTTAGGCGCCAATCAAAGTTTTGACATTGAATTGCCATACGGTAAGAACGAACAAAATACAGCATGGGATCTATTAGTTGATGGATTATGTAAAGCTGGCTTTTGGGTTACACTAGACTATGATGTTAAGTTTCATAGTTGGGTGTTAGAATCTGGGTATAATGAACATAAAAAGTTTATTAGTATGATTAGCGTAAAACTACCTTATATTGATCAACTTAACTACAATGCATGTATTAAAATTGATGATAAAGACTTTAAAGCATCAAATGCAGGTGTTTGGGTACATTATGCTAGAGATTTGCAGTCAAGAGATAAGTTTACATCTTGGGAAAAATACGAAAATGATTCACCAATATCTATTGACAACAATGAGTAAAGGTAGTATAATAAATGCAACAAGAACGACATTATGACTATATGATGCGTAGAATGAGAGAACAAGATATGATTGATGCTAAAGACAAAGCAATGAAAGAAGCAAAACGTATGATTTGGGTAACCTTTAAGAAAGAAGGTATCCATAAGTATCCTGCGGCACTAGATGATCCTAGTCTTGCAACAGGTGATGAATATGATGTTAGTTTTTTGGGATATCCCCATAGACACATATTTCATTTTAGAGTAGGTATTACTGTTACACATAATGACAGAGATATCGAGTTTATTCAATTTAAAAGATGGATGGAGAAACTTTACGCAGAAAAAACACTTGAACTAGATTATAAGTCATGTGAAATGATGTCAGATGATTTGTATGAGCAGATTACAACAAAATATACTGGACGTGAGGTCCACATCGAGATTTCCGAAGACGGAGAGAACGGTGCACAAATTACATACCCTAGCTATTAAAGGAGATAATAAATGGCTTACAACCAGGGTGAATACTTTGCTAAAAACCCAGAGATTGTAAAAATCTTTGACGATATGGAACGTTTCAAAGCGTTCTGCAGGACCGCGTACTTGTTTGGTCATGATGGCTATACTTGGGACGAAAGAAATCTGTATAATAATAAAAGTCGTGCTTGGCAGGCTTATAGCAGATTCCGTTCAGGCGGCAAACGTAAATTTAATAACCATCGTAATGATCGTAATAATCAAGGTCGTTATCAGAGTAATAGGAGACACTAATGACAATCTTTATCGTAGACATTGAAGCAGTAGATACTAGGTATACTAAGCAGTGGAAAGAATATCTTCCAAAGCAACTGCAACGATCTACGAATGAAGAAGTTATTGTTATTAGTGGTGGAGAAGTACCTCAGGCTACAACGCCTGGGGCATTTCTTAACTTTGCCGGAACTAACAATTACAAATCTCAACAGATGTTAGAGATTAGCAGGATGTTTGCAAGTGGTGAAATTAAAGATGATGATTATTTTATCTATACCGATGCCTGGAATCCTACAGTTATTCAATTACGCTATATGGCAGAGCTATTGGGTGTTGATATTCGCATTGGTGGTTTGTGGCATGCAGGTAGTTATGATCCGCAAGATTTTTTAGGTAGACTTATAGGTAATAAACCTTGGGTAAGGAATGCAGAACGTAGTATGTTTGATTGTTATGATCATAACTTTTTTGCTACACAGTTTCATATAGACTTATTTTTACAAACATTTAAAAACAAAGGTGATCCTATTTTAGATAATAGGCACGTTAACGAAGATAAAATTAAACGTGTTGGATGGCCTATGGAGTACTTGGCTACTAGTTTAGATAGTTATAAAAGCATGCCTAAAGAAGATATAATTTTGTTTCCGCACAGAGTTGCTCCAGAAAAACAAGTTGAAATCTTTAGAGATTTAAAAGAACAATTACCGCAATATGAATTTATTGTGTGTCAAGAAAAACAACTATCAAAAAATGACTACCATAATTTGTTAGGTAAAGCTAAACTTGTGTTTAGTGCTAATCTACAAGAAACACTAGGTATTAGTTGGTACGAAGGTTTATTAGTTGATACTATTCCTATGGTTCCTGATAGACTTAGTTATAGTGAAATGGCAGATCAGCCTTTCAAGTATCCAAGTATTTGGACTAAGAACTTTGAGCAATACAAAAAATTTAGACCGCAACTTGTTGACAAAGTAATTGATTATATGGAAAACTATGATAGTTATAAAGGTCCTATGAATAAACAATTATACAACTTAAAAAGATCTTTCTTTAGTGGCGAAGCATTATACAAGGAGGTAAGCAATGGGTGATGATTACGATACAGGTTATATTACAACAGATTCACCAAGTATGGATTATGGTCTTAGTGATGTAACAATTACCATTGATGGTGTAAATGATACTGGTGGTGAATACATTATCAATACAAATAGTGCAGGTCCAAATATTACATTTGATAGTGCAGGTAGTACAGGTGGTTATTATAATATTTTAGATACCATGATTGATCCAGACGAAGTAGAAAACATGTGTAAAGAATATCCTGCACTTGTAAAAGTTTGGCGCAACTTTGAAAGTGTATATAATATGGTTAAGCAAGATTACAAAGGTAAAAAAGAATCAGGGGAAATAAAAGATGAACTTTTTTAAAAACCGTAAACGTGTAATTACAGATAGAAGCGGTAAAGTACCTTACCTAGTAAGATATTATTTGTTTTTAAAAGAAAGAAAAAACTTTCCTTTCAACATCACACTACATAAAGTTTTAGTAAGTGATGAGCCTACACTACATGATCATCCTTGGAGTTGGGGAGCATTTATTATTAAAGGCGGCTATTGGGAACATACACCACAAGGCAAGTTTTGGCGTGGTCCAGGTAGCATACGTTTTCGTTCAGCAAAAGATCTACATTGGTTAGAGCTTGCAAAGGACAAAGATGGAAATAACATTCCATGTTGGAGTTTATTCTTCATGGGTAGAAAAGCACAAAGCTGGGGCTTTGTAAAAAATGGTAAATGGATCGACAACAAGGATTATTTAAAGAATGTTTAAGAACAAGCAAGATGTTACAGATTGGGCTTTAGACCAAATGAACAAATATGGTATTAGACAACCTGAATCATATACTAGTCAAGAAATTAAAGATGCTTGTCCAGAGGTTCCAAACTGGTTTATTAATAAACCAACTATTAAAATATTAGATGAGGATGATGGATATCATGATTAAAAAACACTATTACAACTGGCAAGACGTAGAACGTATGTGCGTTAGTATTGTAAATCAAATGTACGCTGACAATTGGAAGCCTGATTACATTGTAGGTATTACACGTGGTGGTAATGTACCTGCTACTATTATTAGTAACATCACAGGTATACGTTGTGAAGCACTTAAAGTAAGTTTACGTGATGGAGAGTCAGGTAAGACTGGCGATAGTATGTTATGGATGGCAGAAGATGCATATGGATACAACGATGGTACAAAAGTAACAGCAGGGCCATTAGAAAAGAAAATTCTTATTGTAGATGATATTAACGATACTGGTGCTACGTTTAATTGGATTATGCAAGACTGGAAACAAGGGTGTTTGCCTGATGATCCTAAATGGAATAATGTGTTTGGTAACAATGTTCGCTTTGCTACACTAACCGATAATTTAGCAAGTGATTTCAATAGTACAATATCCTATAGTTGCCACGAAGTAAATAAAGCAGAAGAAGATGTTTGGTTAGTTTATCCTTGGGAACACGTTGGAGAATATTAATGATTGAGAAGCAGTTTATATTTCCAACACAAGTATTTAGAGCTGTATACGACAAAGCTCAAGAGCTACAAAAGTCTGTAGTTAAAGAGCTTTTAGCAAAAGAAAAAACAGATAAATCTCCTATAAGATATACTGCTAACGGATATACATCATACGGCAGTGAAAGTATTTTAGAACATCCGTTGTTTGAAGATTTAAAAAACTTTATTGATGCAAGTGTAAAAGAGTGTCATAAAGAAACTAAACTACAACATACGCCTTCACTTAAGAGCAGTTGGTTTAGTATTAATCGTAAGTACACTTACCACGAAGAACATAATCATCTTCCAGACACATGGAGCGGAGTATACTATATTCAAGCAGATCAAGATCATCCAGGACTAACACTTGTTAATCCTAATATGAAAGCTAACTGGCCGAGAGTAAATGTTTCAGAACTAAATGAAGCAAACTCTCCTAATGTAACTTGTGCGGCAATGACAGGAAGTTTAATTATCTTTCCAAGTCATTTGCATCATAAAGTTGAACAACAACTTACAGATAAAGAACGTATAATGGTGGCATTTAATTATGGATTCTAAACCTTGGACAGATGTACTAATTGAGTCAAAAGACTTTACAGTATACAAAGATGGCTATCCGGTTACTGAAGGACACATTCTTTTTGTGCCTAAACAAGAAGACTGGAGAGGACTAACAAAATGTATGGAGGCCGCATATAAATGGGGCTATGATTGGGTTGAACGTGGATACTGTGATGCGTTCAACATCGGACAAAACGTTGGAGAAGCGGCAGGACAAACTGTTAACTATCCACACGTTCACTTAATTCCTAGGCGCAAAGGCGATATGGATGATCCACGCGGCGGCGTACGACACGTAATACCTAAACAAGGAAACTACAGGAAAGGAACTTATGTTGAAACAGCAAATGATTGAAGCGGCAAGAAAACATGCCGAAGCAGAAGTCCTATTACACAAAACTAATATTAATGTGTATATGGAAAAGGTTGTAGGCATTGGCGAACATTCAGACATCATCGAAACAATTCAAAAAGAATTAGATGCTATGGCAACTGCTGATGATAGACTAGAAATGTTGAACAAGTATTTTAATGACTAAAACACTATTCATCGGCGATAGTCACGCACACGGATACTCTGAAATCGGTGATACAATCTCAGCATGGCAAGATAATAACTATGCTGAGATATATGCCGAAGAAAATAATAAAGAAGTTATTATCTATAGTCAACCAGGTGGATGTAACAGAAAATATCCTGCTTGGGTTAAATCAATGCTTGATCGTTATGATGACATTGATGAAGTATTTGTGCAAAGTACATATTGGAATAGATTCTTACTTGCATGTTCACGTAACTTAGATGTTGGTGAAAATACAAATGTAGATTTGTTCTTAGATGACAATCAACCAAAAGACGAAAAGATAAAAAGATATACAGATCATCGTGTAACTGAAAATTACATTGAAATGATTGATCAAGTTAGAAAAGAAAACTACGAAGAATTTAAAGGTTTCTTTTTTGACGATATGAAAGTACAAGCAGACTTTAAACCCTTTCATGAAAAATATATCTACACAAAACTTTGGCACGAGCTAGTAACACCTTTACAATACAAAGACTATTGTTTAGACTTATTAGCAATTGATACTATGTGTGCTAGACGAGATATTAAATGGTATCAATGGACGATTAACAATAGAGTATTTGTTCCTGACAATGTTGAGCTTTACGGAGATTGGCAAGCAGGTACAAAAGCATCATCGTCCGCAGAAGGTTATTTGCAATTAGCAAAAGCCATTAACATAGAAACGGACGAACATAGAGTCGACGGCGAGCATTATACTAAGCATATACATGAATTAATTGCTAAAGACTACTTAAATTATGTTAAAAAAGGTTGACACAGACCTAAATATATTGTATAATATAAACTATTACAGGCAATCCACTGCCTTAACATCGGAGAACTAAATGAACAAAAGTGAAGAAATTAAAGCAAGGTTAGAAGAGGCTGGCATTAGATCTTGGGCTGGTGACAACATCAGTGACGTTTTATTAGAAGGCGACAAAGAAGCACTAATTGACGAAGCAACTGTAGCCTTTGAGAGTGTACTAGACTCACTCGTAATTGACAGGCATAATGATCCTAATAGTATGGGAACTGGTAAACGTCTAGCAAAGATGTATATTAATGAATTAATGGCAGGACGTTATGATCCAATTCCAAAAGCGACAGCATTTCCAAATGACAGTATGGATCGTTATGAAGGTATGTTAGTTGTTAGAAGTGAACTTACAAGTATGTGTTCGCATCATCATCAGATTGTAAAAGGTGTTGCATACATTGGTATTATTGCCGCAGACAAATTAATTGGACTAAGTAAATACACCCGTATTGCACAATGGTGTGCTGAACGTGGTACATTGCAAGAAGAACTTGCAAATGATATTGCTCGCGAAATACAAAAAGCAACAGATGCAGAACACTTAGGTGTTTATGTACAAGCAACGCATGGTTGTGTAGAGAACAGAGGTGTTAAGGCACATAGTAGTCTTACACAAACAACTGTACTCAAAGGTGCGTTTAAAGATGACGCAGGTACTAAAAAAGAGTTTATGGATAACATTAAACTGCAACAGGAGTTTGCTTGTGGAAAGTAAAGAAAAACAATTAAGATATTCAGAAGCATTTTATAGTGTACAAGGTGAAGGCAAATTTGTAGGAGTACCTAGTGTATTCTTACGTACATTTGGTTGTAACTTTCGTTGCATGAACTTTGGTACAGATGAAAAACGTGACCGTTGGGAACAACATAAAGCAGGTAAGAAACATAACGCAGAAGTAATGGAACTTATTAACCAAGGTGTACACGAAACTACAAAAGAGTTTAACGACTTGCCTATCATACATACAGGCTGTGATACATATGCAAGTATCTATCCAGAGTTTAAACATTTTAATAAACTAGCAGGTGTTGATGCTGTTGTTGAACATTTACTATCACTTACTCCTAATGGTAAATGGGTACAAGATAATGGACAAGATGTTCACCTTATCTTAACAGGTGGTGAGCCGTTATTAGCGTGGCAAAGGCTCTACATTGATTTATTTGAACATCCACGTATGAAGGATTTAAAAAATGTTACATTTGAAACAAACACTACACAACATTTACACGAAGATTTCTTTAACTATCTTAATGATCAAGATAGAATCCAAGTCACTTGGTCTTGTTCCCCGAAACTTAGCGTTAGCGGAGAACCTTGGGATACTGCTATTAAGCCTGACGTGGCTAGTGAGTATCAGCTTGTTACTGACAGCGACATGTATCTTAAGTTTGTTGTCGCTACTCAAGGTGACTTTGATGAAGTCAAAAGAGCTGTTGAAGCTTACAGAGGTGCCGGGTTGGAATGTCCAGTATATCTTATGCCGTTGGGCGGACGCAGTGAAGAATATGCCCTCAACGTTAAAGACGTGGCTGAAGCGTGTATGGCCGAAGGGTGGAGATTTACCCCCAGACTACACATTTCACTCTTCGGAAATGCGTGGGGCACTTGATGCAAAATACAAGAACAAGCAACACGAAAGGGCGATGAAGGCGCCTATTAACGAAGATAAAATAAGAAAGGCAGGATGGTGATATATGTTAGATAAAGTAAAAAAAGCATTGGGTATGAAACCCGAAAAAGTAAAAGTACTTTCTGCAGAAGAAGAACGCAGAGCTATTCTTGAAAAAGAAAAAGCACAAGCAACTAAAGATAAAAAGCCTTGGGTAGCAGTACTAGATACACAAGTGAATCCAGATAACATTAAGAACGGGTTCTTTGAGCTCGATTGGAATAACGAGTTTATTGAACAACTTATTGATGCAGGATATCAAGGTGAAGAACCAGAACAGATTATAGATCAATGGTTTAGAACTATTGCTACACAAGTTTTAGATGAAGAAGGTCAAGAACCTAATCGCGGTATGGGGTATATCAATACTAGTAAAGCAGACGATAATGGTAAAGCTGAAGTTAAATAATGCTTGACAAAAGCCAGATCTGGTGCTATAATACTACTATAATAATTACAAAGGCAAACTAATGACATACATTCTAGTAGACACAGCTAATACATTTTTCCGTGCAAGACACGTTATACGTGGTGATCTTGATACAAAGATAGGCATGGCTTTTCATATTACACTAAGCAGTATTAAGAAAGCATGGGCTGACTTTGACGGCAGTCATGTTGTGTTCTGTTTAGAAGGACGTAGCTGGCGTAAGGACTTTTACGAGCCTTACAAGCGTAACAGAAAGGTTGCACGTGATGCACTTACTGAATCGCAGGCTGAAGAAGATAAAGTGTTTTGGGAGATGTTTGATGAGTTCAAAGACTTTGTAAGTACAAAGACTAACTGTACTGTAATGCAACATCCACAACTAGAAGCAGATGATCTTATTGCAGGTTGGGTACAAGCACATCCTAATGATAATCATGTTATTATTAGTACTGACGGTGACTTTGCACAACTTATTGCACCTAATGTAACACAGTACAATGGTGTTAGTAATACAATTATTTCACATGAAGGTTACTTTGATGATAAGAAGAAGCAACCTGTTATTGACAAGAAAACTAAAGAGGCGAAGCCTGCTCCTAATCCAGAATTTATGTTGTTTGAAAAGTGTATGCGTGGTGACACAAGTGATAATGTGTTCAGTGCTTACCCTGGTGTACGTACAAAAGGTACTAAGAACAAAGTTGGTCTTATTGAAGCATTTGAAGATAAAGACAACAAAGGTTACAACTGGAACAACATGATGCTACAACGCTGGACTGATCATGAAGGTGTAGAACATCGTGTACTTGATGACTATCAACGTAACGTTGTCCTTTGTGATTTAACTGCACAACCCGGCGACATTAGAAGTATTATTAACGATGTAATAGAAGACAACATGGTTGCAAAAGAAGTTACACAGGTAGGTATGCGTTTAATGAAATTTTGTGCTAAACACGATATGCAACGTATTGCAGACAATGTTCAGTTATATGCTGATCCACTCAATGCGAGGTATTCATAACATGGAGGCAAAAATGACACTTAAGGCAAAACCAATCCTAAAGAACAAATTTTGGATTGTAGAAAAAGATGGTGAACGTATTGGTACACTATCAAAACAAGAAGACAAAAGATATATGTATAGTTGTTCATCTGGAACAGATTACTTTACTGATATTAAATCTTTTAATAGTTTTATTGGCGGTATTAGTTACGATAAAGCAACTATATCAGACGGTAGTTCTGCTACTAAAGAAATACACGGTTTTTCAACGTCTAGTACACCTTACAATGTAATGTATAATGTACAAAAGAAATTACCGCTCTTTACTAAAAGTAAAAAGTCTAAGAGTTTGTATGCGGCAGGATATTACATTATTCACTTTGACAAGGGTTGGGTCCGAAGTTTTTGTCCTAAACTAGTCACACTTGAAAAGTATGATTACAGAGGTCCTTTCAAAACTGAATTTACAATGAGGCAGGAACTTTCAGATGCAAACAAACGAACCAATTAATACTATACCAATTCAACAGTTTATACAAATTGTAAAGACTGCTGAAACTACTAACCAAAAAGAAATCAGAATTCCACTAGCACAAGCCAAAGCACTTGTATACGCCCTAGGAACTGTAATGGCAAATCATCAAGGAAGACTAGAAAAACTTATTATTGATAATAAATCTAGTGCAGATGATGAACCTGTAACAGTTACTATGGACGGCGGTGGAGACTGGAAATGAAGTGGTTCATATTAGTATTATTTTTTAATCAAGGTGATCCGTATATTTTTACAAAACCTACATTTGATTCAGAAGATCAATGTATAGGTAGTATAACAGATCCTCAATTTTATCCAACTCTAGTTGAAAAACTAATACAAGACTACGAAGGTCGAATGGAAAAAATTGAACACGTATTTTGTATTGATAAAAATCAATTAAAGATACTATTAGAATATAGAAATACACAAGACGTCTAATTATAGTGGTAGTTTTCTAATAAAAAAAGATAAATATATGCGTAGTTAATTAAAAGGATACGCATATGAGTAGACCAAAACCAACGATTATTTTAGAAAATGTTGACAAAGCATCTTATAAGTGCGAGCAAGTTTTACAGGCTGAAGCTATTTGGGCTGTGTTTTTTAAAGGTGCTCCGTTTAATCTAAAGACATCAAACGCAATAACAAACTATCCTGGACCAAAGTATAAAAAAGTATCCTTTAGTAATCCAGGACATGCACACAATCTAGCAAAAAAATTAAACGATTTATTTAGAAGTGAAGACTTTGCAGTATATAAACTTACCTCAGGTGAACTGGTTACAGATGAATGAGCTGGAAAGAAATGAACTGGAAAGAAACATTTACTAAAGTCTTTCTAAAGCAATCAGATATTGCTATTAGCGATGCCAATGTTAAACAGTATATGTCAGACTGGTGGCAAAACACCAGAGGTAAAGCAACAGGCGGACTAAGACTTACTGAAGACGGCTTTGATTTTTTACAAGAAAAATTAGATATACAGATGTATGAAATTCCTTTTCCTAGGGATTTCAAATTTACGACACAAACTTACATATTTTTAGACCAATTTATTACATGCCCTTACTATCTAACCACATACAGTATATGGGTTACAGACGAAAAAAAGAGCATGGAATTACATCTTTTTAGTGGTGACTTACGCAAGTACGGACTTACAAAGGCCATGAAACGGCACGAATAAAACGTCATTAAATGCTCTTATAACGGTCTTATAGTCTAATACATACAAACACCCCAGAAAAACGTTAAACGCAGTTTAAGAGCCATTTAGACGTGAAAATCGTACATTTAAGGTGTCTGTCGCATAGGTTCTATTAAATGGTACGAAAAAAATAAATTGTAAAAAACGTCCAAAAGTGGTTGACTTCTGGCATAACTTAGTGTATTATATATACATACTTAGAAATAAAGTATGGCACTGATAACAATAGAAGAGGAATATAATATGGAAAATACTGCACTACGTACTGTTTCGCCCAATGGCGCTAAAAAAAGCATTATGCGAGCTTTCAAGAAAAAACGTCCTGTGTTTATGTGGGGACCTCCAGGTATTGGTAAGTCTGATATCGTTGGACAAATTACACAACAACTAAAAAATTCACACTTAATTGACATTCGTTTGTCACTATGGGAACCTACAGATATTAAAGGTATTCCATACTATTCAGCAAATGATAATGTAATGGCTTGGGCACCGCCACAAGAACTTCCAACAGAAGAGTTTGCAAAACAATTCGATTATATCGTATTGTTCTTAGACGAAATGAATTCTGCGGCTCCGGCTGTACAAGCGGCGGCTTACCAACTTATTCTTAACAGACGTATTGGACAATACAAACTGCCAGACAATGTTCTTATTGTTGCGGCTGGTAATAGAGATGCTGACAAAGGTGTTACGTACAGAATGCCTGCTCCGTTAGCAAATAGATTTGTTCACTTAGAACTAGCAGTTGATTTTGATGACTGGTTCCAGTGGGCAGTAGACCACGACATACACCAAGATGTTGTTGGTTACTTGACATTTAGCAAGAAGGACTTGTATGACTTTGATCCAAAGAGCCCAAGTCGTTCGTTTGCTACACCTCGTTCTTGGTCATTTGTTTCCGAGCTTATCGAAGACGATGATGATGAGAACACCACTACCGATTTGGTAAGTGGTTCTGTCGGCGAAGGACTTGCCGTTAAGTTTATGGCGCATCGTAAGGTTGCTTCAAAACTTCCTGACCCTACTGACATACTTGAAGGTAAGGTTAAGGATTGTGAAACTAAAGAAATCAGTGCCATGTATTCCTTGACTGTTTCACTTTGCTATGAACTTAAAGACGCCTGCGATAAAAACGATAAGAAGTTTGACAACAAAGTAAATAACTTTTTACGTTTTGCAATGGATAACTTTGATACTGAATTAGTTGTTATGGGTATCAAACTAGCTCTAACACAATATTCACTTCCAATAGACCCAGATGAAGTAGAATGTTTTGATGAGTTCCATGAGCGTTTTGGTAAGTATATCCAAGCCGCACAGAGTGCCTAATAGGCACGGTAGTATTGGGCAAGGCATGCATAAGACCTTGCCCAATATTTTACCAAAACTATTGACAAATGGTATTAAATACTGTATACTATAAGTATAAAATGGCACACAAGGAGTACACAATATGGGCATAGATATAAAAGGTTTTCAACCTAATCCAGATATTACACCAGAAGAACTTGCAGAAATGCGAGTAGACGTAGCTGATAGAATTATCGTTGCTCGTGTTGGTTTACTACTTAGACATCCTTTCTTTGGTAATATGGCTACTAGGCTTATTGTTAAAAACTGTGATGATTGGTGTCCTACTGCCGCTACAGACGGTAAACATTTATATTATAACACACAATTCTTTAATGCTATGAGCAATAAGGAAATAGAATTTGTAATCGCACACGAAATTTTGCATTGTGTATTTGATCATATTACACGTAGAGAAGATCGTATTCCAGTACTACACAATATCGCATGTGATTACATCGTAAACAATACACTAGTACGTGACCGTATTGGTGAGATGGTTAAGATCGTACAATGCTATCAAGACTTTAAATATGATGGTTGGATGAGTGAAGCAGTATACGACGACTTATTTGAAAAAGCAGAACAACAAGGACAAGAGTATTTAGAATCACTTGGCGATTTACTTGATGAACATATTGATTGGGAGAAAGATCCTAAAGGTGGAGATCAAGGTAAGGGTAAAGGAGAAGGTGCAGAAGGCGAAGGCCGACCTACATATACTAAAGATGAACTTAAAAAAATACGTGATGAAATAAAAGAGAACATGATAAGTTCTGCACAAGCCGCAGGTGCTGGTAACACTCCTGCAGAA